GATACCTTACATCAAATAGATTCATAGTACCTTTATTTGAAAATGGAAATATATTAATTACAGATAAAACGGTTTCAGGAACCACAAGGTAATTTTTATCTTCGTACCAAGTTGTTGAAACACTTGAATCTTCTAAATCTGTTTTTGTTTCAGTTTGCTGATTTAAACCTGACAAACGAGTTTTGTCAGCAGCAGTTAATTTGTATTTTAGATATGTTCTTCTAATACCGTCAGAATGAAATTGCTGAAAGTATTGTACTGCTTCGTCTATTCTATCTTCTAATTGGTCGTCATCTACATTTATTTCAATGACTGGTTTACCCAATGCTCTTAATGAATATTGCTTTAATGTTTCTCTAGTTGCTGGTACTGCCATAAAAATCCTTATCTTTTATACTATTTATAAGATTTATTTAATGGTAGGAAAGAGATTATCAGCACAAAACAACTTAATATCTTCTTCAGGTAACCCTAGTGATTGCATAGTTTTAGGGGTGTGAGGATTCTTTTGTTGATTTTCACAATAGAAATTTTGTGCTCTTATGACATCTTCCTCGTTAGAATCACTATTAAAATGTCCTATTTTATCAATATATGCGTTTAAATTAGATAATGCTAAAGTACAAATTTGTTCTAACTCTCTCTCTTCCCTTACATTTCCAGCGGCAATCATACCTTCACTAAAGATTGCTTTTGCCCAATCAGGCAACTCTCTAACTTTTGATGGTTTAAACCATTTGTTTTCTTCTATAAACCATCTTGTTAAAGGGTGTTCTTTCTTTAGTAATGGAGAAAAATCGTGGAATGCACCTGTAATTTTACTCTTACCTGCTATAATATCAAAACCGTAAATAGGTCCGCCATTTTTCTTCATAGGAAATAGACAGATATGTGCCATCCATAATCCTTTTGTTTCTCTAGCGTCAACTACATCTACGTGAGCTCGTCTAATACTCATATTGGACCAAGTACGGTTTGTCCAACCAGGTTTATTAAATCTATCCATACCTGGTTCTTTGTATTCTACTAAATGTTTATCTAATACTTCTATGATTTCTTTTTCTAACTTAATTAATCTTTCCCAAATCATTAATCTTTACCTTCAATACTTGTTCCTTTGAAAGGATCATTTTCTGTATTTCTATTATTTTCATCAAAGACTTCATTTGTTAATACTAAAGGTTTACCTATTTCATTCATCTCTTTAAATAATTCTGTAGCAGATTCAAAACAATAAGTTACTTCAGCCAAAACATTAATTTGATAAGTGTTTAGATAATCGTTTATGATTTCTTTTACTATTCTTTTGTATTCTTGTCCTTTACCTAAAAAATCATAATAACCTTTAACAGGTACTTTTTTAGAAATCATTTGACCACCTGATAGATCACCTAAATGTCTAACATATATGTGTGAGTATAGTTTTTCTGGATCGTCTTGTATAGTTTCAATATGTTCTACATATCGTTTTGTACTATCAGTTATTCTAGGAGGGTTTGATAAATCAGGCCACAACTTCTTATAATCTCTATGGATATTTTCTGCTCGTTGTAGACCAGGTGTTTGTCTAAACAAATCATTTGCCATTCCATACTTCTCTAGTACGGAATAGCATTGTAATTGATTATACAGGTAAATAGCGTACAATTCTGGACGAATCGTACCACTCATTAGAGTTTTTACAAACTCTTGTCTTTCTGCGTTTTGGTGAATCTCTTTAGTGAGCTCTTTAATGTCATATGCCATAATATAAAACCAACGATGGAAAGTAATTAATTAATAATTACGCTGACATAGCAGCAATTCTAGCTGCTTCTTCTTCTTCCCATTTTGTTCTAGCGGCTGCGTTCTCATCTTTTTGTTGTTGAGTCGCCTCGTCATCTGTCTTATCTAAACCACCGTAAACATCAACTGAATTAGTTGAAAAATTATAAGTCATTCTCCATTCAGCGATATTATCAGGAGCATTTGTAGCCTTAACTGCTACTCCTTTACTTACTCCGTCTTCACCAGTTACAGCATTTGCTGAATATGGATTTCCTGTTCCTGTGCAAAAATACATTGTTGCCATAATTGTTTCCTCTATCTATTATTATTCTCCGAATAAGCCACCGTAGTTACTATCGGCATTTCCGTAATTACCCCACCAGTCTATTTGACACATAATAGGATAACAAGTAGTATGACAACCACCGTGCATTCCCGTTCTGGATTCAACTAATGAATAGTTACCAGTTTTGTTAGTTACATCTGATCCCTTAAAGGTATTGTCGTTTTTAATTACCGAGTTGTTATCAGTTGAACCGTCAAATACTCTAGTTGTAGTAGTGTGATCTGAATCTGTTGGATCAAAAGACCAAGCATATGTTCTCCAAGCTTCTGAGTCAGTATTGTCTGACCATCCACCGTGGAAACCTGTTCTTCCCCAAGCCATATAAGGATTACCTCTACTTGATTTAGTTTGGTTAATACTTATGAATTTTCTTGGATTCTCAATATTCATACACCAACCGTTAATACCAACTCCGTAGTAGTAGTAAGGAGCATAAATCATTCCCCAAGTACCATCCCAAGTTGTATTGTATTTAGTGTAGTATTGACCACCTTGGTTTGCACCGTAAGATGTAGTTGTTGAACCATTGAAATCTTGCCAACCAATGTATATTCTACCAGAACCAGCAGTTCCTAAAGAGTTACCGTTAGCACAATTGAAAGCGGCATATCTCATTGAGTTACCGTTTTTATGTCCAAAACCAACCCACTTGTTATTACCAACACAAACCGTCATATCTCTATTGTTGTCTGATGTCCAAGTGTCATCAAAATATTCTGTTGAAGTTAGATTGTCAAAATATTCTTTAATTTTAGTTACTTTGTTTAAACACTTACTTGATTCAAAAATGTGAATAGTTTTAGCAGTGTTTGAACCTTCATCACTAGAGTGAACCATAACAAGCATTTTGTTTTTCTCGTTATAACCAGTTCCACTAGCATATGTGTTTGTGTTATCTAATTTATGCGAAGTATAATCGTAGTGATCTATCGCAGGGCAAGATGAGTTACCAGGATACATTTCTCTTAAAGAGTTTCTTCTATTTAAGAACATTCTTCTTGGTCTACATCCTTCAGGTAAATTCATATTAATTTTTGTCCAACCATTATCATATTCTAAATGTGATGAATAGTGGTGGAAACTATTCCAAGAAATAAATCCATCTCTACTTGCAGTATAATTCATTGCGTGTGGATATTGGTCACATTGATAAACTGATTTCCAATATTTTGAGTGATCTCCAGAACCTTCTGAAGTTAAGTTGTCGTGTCCAATATCATTGTCGTGGTCTGACATATTGTAGGCGTGAGAAGCATCCCCTAATATACCAAAACGATAGTTAGTAGTTGAGTTACATACGGCACCCCAAGGTGATCCGCACATTTTCATACCAGAGTCAAAGACTCTGAAAGTCATATGAGTGTTTTGGTCTGAAGTTGAACCGTATAGTCCAAATAGAGGTAATCCCTCTTTTCTGTGGTCAGTAGTTGATCCACCGCCTAATAAATTTGATAAACTTGCCATTGATGTTTCCCTTTAATTTATAATACTATTTATAATATTAGTATTCTCCATTTTGTTTATGTTAATACCCAACCGATATAACTTGAAGTTACATCTGGCGTTGTTTTATATGTTAATCTTAATGTTGCGTAGTTTGTGTCAGCAGTTAAATCAGCAGCTTCTCCTGCGATATTCTGACCATTTCTACCAATCGTTAAATTTGCAGCTTTCCAAGTTCCATAACCATCTGCGATTAATACATAATCGTTATCACTTGGATTTGCAGGAAGTGTTATGGTAAACGCACCTACTTCAGCAGTGTTAGCAATGTAAGCACCACCTGAAACAGCAGTAAATGATGAATTTCTGTAATCCCAAGTTATTCCTTGAGCACTTGCCCATTCAGGATCAGCAGAAGCACCTTTTGTTACTAATACTTGACCACTTGTTCCAGCAGCAAGTCTTTGAACACCACTATTATCTCTAAATAAGAAATCTCCGTGTGTTGTTAATTGTGATACATCATCACCTTTTTTAGCAAGTTTTGCCCAATATGTAGCGTTTGATGTTGCATTACCAGTTGAAGCTAATATACAAATAAAAGTTTCTCCATCAAAAGTTACAATATCGTCAACTACATAACTAGTTGAGTTATTATAAGCCCCTTGGAATACTGGTTTTATTCTTCCTAAATTTATCGTTGCCATAATTCTATGTTTCCTTATTTCTATTTATATTTATAATCGTTTCTATCTCAATTATAAAAAATTTTAATTTAATTCTACCTTTAAATCTCCGTTATCAACACTAAAAGTTAGACCAGCCCTCATAAAGAAACTATTTTTGAAGATATCCTCTTGTTCTTTAGTTTCAAAACGAGTTTCTATGTTGTCTGCACCATCAGTTTTAGTTAGTTGTAATTCACCTTTCCATTCTGGAGTGAAGATTTTACCACCAGTATCAGTAAAGTTAGTTTCATAGTAGTATAATTCAGCAATTGCACTACCTGGGAATAAACTTACATCTTTCTTTGGTATTTGAATAGTAACCGTTGCACCTGAAGTACCGATTGTACCGTTTGTAGTTACATTTGTTGTATATTCAGATCCACTATTTCTAGTACCACCATTTGTTAAAGAGAATTTAAAGTCTGATTGTTTTAAGTTATTGTCAGATACATCAAAAATATATGTATTTCCTTCATACATTTTCATAGTATTTCTGCTTCTAACTTCGTGTGTAATAGGTTGTTCGTCATCACCACCATCAATTACTAAAGTACCACCAACACCTACTACAAACATTTTTGTTCCATCATTATTGAATGAAAATCCTTTAGGATCAAAGTTGTTTGTTCTTAAAGAAGTTTGTGAAGTTACTGCCTGAGTAGTTGAAATATCAAAACCAGTTACTAATGGATATTGATTTATAGTACCGTCAGCATTACCTATAACATATGCTCTATCACCGTCATTATCAAATGCAAGTCCTCTTGGTTGACCATCTTCACTAGTTGTTACGTGAGCATCTACAAAAGACGCCGTACTTACATCATAAGCAGTTGTTAAAAGATATTCGTTAATATCATTACCGTCATCGCCAATCATAAACAATAATTTACCTGCGTCAACAGCACCTCTAGCGACATTGTTAAAATAAAAATCTTGTCCGTTTGCGTCTTGTCCAGATACATCTAAATTATCTGTATATGTTGCTGTTGCAATATCATATGCTGAACTAACAGCATATTCATTAATTTTTCCACCAGTAATACCTTGTTCAGCATTACCACCGTTTTCAAGGATAAACATTTTAGTTCCGTCAGCGTTAAATCTAATTGCCTGTGGAGCAGAACCTCTAGCAGATATATCTAATTCTTTTGAGTAAAGTAATGTAGTTACATCATATGCTGATGTTAAAGTATATTGTATAATTCTTGCGTGAAATTTATCTACAGCATATGCCTTTGTTCCATTATTATTAAAACAAAAACCTTCTATTTCAGATTTACCATATTGAGTAGCATTTTCAGCATTAATTCTAACTAAAGAAGTTGCATTAGTAAAAGAAATAGTTGAAGCGTCATAAGCAGTACCTAAAGAATATTCATACAGGTGTTGATTTCTTTCTTTACCTGTAATTGATTTAGTTACCGTTCTTCTTATTTGTTGATTAGTAATACCTGTAATATGAAATCCGTAAAATTCGTCTTTCTCTTTTCCTGTTACCGTGAATTGTGTTAATTTACTCATATCTTTATTTATTCCTATTAAGCAACCTCTAATAATTTCCAACCGTTAGCGGCACCAGTATAAACTAGTGTAAAGGCAGCGTGATTTGTTTCAGCAGTCATATTTTCTGCAAGGTTCATAATTTCGTTTCCGTTTCTATCAACCGTTAATTTATTTGTTTGGAATGTTCCATTTAAATCTACAAATGTTACTGCGTCACCAACTAATGGAGAACCTGGTAATTGTACCGTATGTTCAGCAGCAGATGTATTAACCAAAAATCTTTGATTACTTTCTGCAACGGTTATCGTTGAACCATCTCCTACAACGGTTACATATGGTGTACCACCACCTAGACCTGTCCAACTTGATCCGTTATAACCTTCCCAAGCAACTAGAGATGTATTGTATCTAATCGCACCAGTATATAACGCACCACCGATAGGTCTTTGT